GCTCTTCGAGGGGAGGCAGGGCTTCGTTTGAGAAGATTATCTTTTCCCCGTTGCCGACGAGTTGGTTTTCCTGGATGGCGAAGTTGGCTATCTTAGCTGCGTTGGCTATAACCGCGTCGGCTTTTATTAAAGAGGAATTAAAATAACCACCGTCAATTATTGTTTCTCCGCTTTCGGTAGTGCTTGCATTGGAAAAACGTATTTTACCACCTATCTCGCCAGCATCTAAATCAAAATAGGTGCTTCCATTGACAGAAGCTATAATTCCTGTTTTAATACTACCTCCTGCAATAAACGTAAATCCATAAGTTTGCGTCAAGGAGCGGGCATCATTATACACAGATGATATAACTCCTATTCTGAAATGGTAATAACCATTTACATCTTCCGTGCCTATCTGTTCGGTAGATACTATAAAAATAGCCGTATTCTGTGTTTTAGAACATCGGGCATATAGAATATAAGGACTATTATTATCCGCTAATATTGCTGTAAAATCGCTTTCAAACACCCATCTTCCATGCCAAGCATTATCTTTATACTTATCATGTTGTAACTGACCTGCCGTAGCATAAAAAGATTTAGGATCATTATCTTTGTTTGCTGTGAAAAATACTCCTGCTAATACAAACACGTCGTCTGGATTACCAATAAGAGCAATTTCTTCCCTAAGTGCAGTGCCTAACAAATTTATTGTTTCTTCAGCATCACGATATGCCCTTGAGGAATATTTACGCGCTTGCTCGTGTGCATTTATATCAGCGTTGTTGCTTACTTCTATAATCTCCCCGCGTATCTTTTGTTCATATGTGTACAGCCGCTCATCAGAAAGAGTAAGCGATATACGATTTGGTGCATTTAAAGGATAACTTACCTGTTGAACTCGTATCAAGATATCATTAGCAGCTTCGCGTATTGTTATTTTATCACCGGCTTTTATGTTCAATGATTTCTTTTTCGAGAAAAGAGGGTCTATTTCAAGTGAATGTGAATATTGTGGAACGCAAAGTTGATTTAATTTTTCTTCTGTAGCTGCCTTTAATTCTTCTTGGGCTTCGGTGATATAAGCCTCAGGCATATTAACTTCAGTAAGATTAAATAAATCGCCTACTTTAGGCTGTCTGGTCTCATTAGGTAGATAATAGCCATTATCATCCGTGACTATAATTTTGAGTTCTTTAGTCTCATTATTCCATGTGTTTTCCGCTATTTTAAAACTCTCTCCGCATAACTCTCCAGAGATAAAATTAACTTGAGGCTCTCTATCTTTTATTATCTCTCCGGCAAGGTCAAACGGTATATCCAACCGAAGTGTCCAGGTCTTAGCTGTTTCAATATTTTCTGGTATTGTTACGGAAAGTACTTTTTTATCTTTAAGTCGGGGATATATTTCATCGAACTCTGCAACACCCTCACGTAAGCCAAACAGACTTGTGTTTTTGTCAAGATAACGACCTTCGAAAACAAGTTTTTCCGAACTTGTTTGTTTAATTAATGAAGCTGGAATATTTTGGGTGCTTCCATAACCATAAAGCCGTGTAACAATCGATGTATCAGCTAATTTTTGTCTTGTTAATGAATATAAGCCTTTTCCTTTACCATATTCAAAGATGTATGATGTGTCCTGCCCCACCCTATTTTTAAGTGAGATAGTCTTACCTATCACCTCCCATTCCATGCCAAAAGTTTCAGCAATTTTTACCAGTGCATCATAACAATGTAACTGTTCATAATCAATCAGCTTAGCTTCGCTGTCACCAACTGCGCCGATTTGGAATCCGGCATCTACCACCTGCATATTAGCAAGCAATAAATTTAAATGGTCTTCAGCATTACCGAAATATGGGAAATCGGTAGCTCCTTCGTCTTTAATTAATACATGAAACAGTTTGTAATATGAAGCATAAAAAGTAACAGTATATGCATATACGCCTTCTGAACGACTGAAATCCGGTTCTTCATAAAGAGAATATTTTTCTCCCTGATAATTAAAATAATCTCCTACTTTGAATTTTGCTGCATCAACTGCTCGTAATGTACATGTTACCGAATGCTCACCCATGAATGTATGGCGATGCACAAAAGTGCTGTCAACTGGTATAGTAAATACCGTTATATCTCCACGTTTTATATCTACACTATTAATCATTGCTTGCAGTAGTTAAAGTAATGTTCCATAATGCCGAAATTTTATAAGAAATAATAATGCCACTTATCGTAAAACCTTCTGGAGCAAAACATTTATATGTCTCTTTTTTATATTTATATAACCTAAGCCCTTGCCCTGCGAACAAAGCATAAAGGGCTTTTATTTTAGTTTTGAAATCTTTATAGTTGTCGGCTATTATAACTCCTGAAAGCGTTATTTTACTGGCGGACTTACCTCCATAAATTTTAGTATTATCATTTTGTGATGTCGTTATGCCTATTTCTTTACGGCTTGTTATATTCTCTGCTCCAGATACATTATAAATTTGTATACCAAATTCAGACCACGAATAGCCGTCAATATCACTTCCTGTGCCAGATGGCTGTGGCAATGTTCCGGATATGTCCGGTAATGGTTCACTAAACGTCATATCTATCCGAGCTACATTATTATAACGCGTTATTTTCATGTCAGAAGATAACTGCACATACCATGTTCCCCACTGTGATGACAAAGTGAATATTTCACCACTCAATGAGTTTATATATGTTTTGAATTCTGAAATAAGCTGCGTGATAGATTGATTATCTTTATTGGTGATTATTCCGGAAAGTGAAAGGGTACGCCCTTCAAACAACATATCATCCGTATCTACAAATGCCTCTACATTATCCTCTTCTCTCCAATTATATGAAGTATTACCCTTACGTTTAGGCAAATCCCATGCACCAGAAATAGCTATACTCGTACCAGTAGAACGAATAGCCGTAATGCCGAATTCAGATAATCCTTTTCCGTTTATTGTGTAATCACCCATATCGTGTATTTTATTCTCCTACTTCCCTACCGTTAAATACTTCTCCGCGTTTATATTCTTTGGATATTATTTTTGCGACTCCAACAGCTTTAGACCTATCGTGCCTATAAACCGTAACCTTCACATTCATACCACTCATTACATCTATGTTTGAATCGTCAAATGCCTCTACTACAAGAATGGAGTTATTCCCCGGATAAAGGGATACATGTGATTTATTAAAAAGATAAATAGTAGATACCGCGTAATCGTTGGTATATAGATCGGCTTTACTATCGCCCATGAAAAATACTCTGCTGGATTGATTGACTTCTGCTTGACCTTTATAATCTACATATAAGGACTGTCCTGCAAGTATCCGCTTATCGGATTCGTTAAGATATTTTCGAAACAAAGGCAGAGCGTAGTTTGAATGTTCATACAGGTATTCAGGCCAGCCTTTACACACTTTTATCAACGTATTCAAATCACACGGAGTACCCTTAAGATATCTCTTGCCCGTCTGACATACTCCACAAGCGGCAAGCTCATCCAACATATTCTTTATAGTTCCGCTTTTTACTGTTTTATTTTCCATAATACTTTGTAGCTGTATTTTGTGCTATTTTTTGAAGCATACTATACAAGGATGTCAACAAATCAGTCATACCATCCGTATTATTGGCTGTTCTGGCAGTATTAGCTTGAATGCGTATCACTGCATTGAATATACCTGTGTTTACGTTTAAATTAGACTGTTGAAGACTTGTTTGTTTAAATGCCTCCCCGTGAATTCCTTTAAGAAGGTCATACCCGCCACGCATTAATCCTTCAAGTTTCGAGGCTGTAGCTTCTGTTATAGACTGGCTGATTTCTCCACGTAACGTTCCTGTTTCACTTTCACCAGTGAACAACTTATCGGCCCATCCGAATTTATTATCAAGTTCCCTTTGTAAATCATCAGCTAACTTATATATATAATTCTGCTCCCATTCTGAAAGAACGTTGTCAGCATAGAACTCAGTCAGTTTATCGCGTATTTTTTGGATTGCTCCAGATGTGGATATTGCATCTTTTATGCTCTCCGTAGCCATTTGGCGCATCATTTTACGGACAGTATCTTTTGCTGATTCTGCCCTACGTGTACCTGAAGCCCATGCGTCGGCATAAGCATCGGCAAAATTGCTTATAGCCGATTGCAAATCCTCTCCGAATATAGCATCGTATGCAGCTTCTTTATTATTTTGTATTTCCTTGTTTATATTATCTAACTGTTCCTGCCATTCTTTTATGCGATTTTGGTCTGTCTTTTTCTTGCTCTGTTCTTCCCTTATTTGCTGGTTTATCAATCGTTTCTGTGCTTCAAGGTTTTTATTCTCCGAAGCTATAACAGCTTGTCTGGCGCGGGAATAAGTTTTATCAACCGCCTCAGAAAGGTCTTCGTATGCTTTCTCCAAAGCCTCAACTGACTTCTGTAATGCTTGAATGCGTTTTTCAGCACGTTTGTCATGTCCTCCGAATATACCTCCTATTAGAGAACTTATCGCCCCGACAGTACCCGTTATAATACTAAATGGCTTTGTTACATCTATTGAGGATAAAGAATTAAATGCGCCGATAACACCCTCCAACTCCGGACTTTCAACTCCGAATTGACCAAGAAGGTCATTAAGCGCTTGTAGACTGTTTCCAATATCGCCAACTGTATTTAATACGCGTTGCCATGCTCCCTGACGTTTTTTTATGGCATCAAGAGCCGCATTGTCTGCTGCTATCTTATCTGATTCGTCCTGCGTTTCATTTGCTTTTTTCTGTAGAGCGATGGCTTTTTTCTGCGCTTCTTTATAATCTTTAAACCCTGCTATAACTCCAGCAAATGGATTTTTATTACCCGCAACATCAAGAGCTCTTTGCAATTGGTCTGTTACCGCTTTTAGGTTTACAGGGTCTAAATCGGCATTTTTTAGCTGTTCGTTGATATTTTCAACTATCCGGCGTATTTCTCGGCTTGAAAGAGCGTCAAGATTCTGAAATAGATTAATCCAATCGTCACTATCCATCAAATCTTCAGCTTTAATTTTACCTATTGCGCGCGCTTCCTCTTTATTTATTCTCTCAATAGCATTTTCTTGTCCGTTATCTCTTGCCAACTTACGTGCAGCCTCGGCATTTTTCTGAATAGTAGTTATTTTCTGTTGTGTAGATTTATACTGACCAAGTATCTTGTCTAAGGTTTCGGCTGTTTTGGCAGCATCTAATTTCAAAAGAGCTCGCCCGGCATCATCTGCCGATATACTACCCCCTTCCATAGCTGCCATAATTTTTTTAGATAATTCTTTGTATTTATCTTCAATACCGATTATTTCTCTATCAATTTCAGTGAGTGAAACATCTGTAATATGTTTGTAAATACCGTCTAATTCTTCAGCATATTTCTTTTTTGTAGCGATGATTTTGTTATCTCTTTCTTTTTCCGCATTTACCTTTTGTTCTTCGAATTCTTTTTTACGTTCCGGAGTAAGTGATGTGCCAGCAGCCCTGGCCGCTTTTTCTTCTTTTTCGCGAGCCTTTTCAATGGACTCTATTTTGGCCTGAGTCCGCGCATTGATTTCAGCAATCTCTTTATCCTGACCATCCTTCATTAAATCTATACGGGATTGTATCAAGTCCTGATCGTTGGAAAGAATTTGTTCGTTTAATCTTTCCTGGTCGTCTAATGCTTTCTCTTTAATTTTAGGATCAACACCAGTAAGAGTATTAAGAATATCTTGTTGTTCCTTTATTGCTTTTTGTTTATTGGAAATAGCGTCTTTCCAATCGAAATCAATTCCAGCATCTTTAGGTAAGATGCCTTTTTGTAAATCTGCAAATTCGGATTGTAATTGAGATAGTTTCTCACGGGCATCAGAAATTGTCTGTTTAAGTGATGCTGCGGATACTTTAATCGGCAAATTATCACTTTTCTCTGTCGTTATACCCTGTAATGTCTTCTCTCCATTAGCGATGGATTTAACTAATTCATCACGTTCTGCATAGAGTTTATTTGTTTTGTTTACTGCATCTGCTATTTGTTCTTCGGTAGCCGGGGTCTCTACTGTATGCACCGTTGGATACATGCCACCGGATGAAACAAAAGAAGTAAATGTTTTGCCTATAAATATTTTTTGCTGTTTTTCAATTTGCTTATCAATATCCGCAAGTCTTTTTTTTGCCTCTTCTATCTGATTAGTAACACCAATCTGCAAAGCTTTTTTTCTTTCTTCGTTAAACTCGCGTATTTTTTCGATATTGATATCTAAAGCGTTACCATATTCATCGAACTTAGAAACAGCTGACGGAATTATTGATGCCAGTTCAGATACAACATCTTTTAGTTTATCGTTTTCTTCTGCTGTTCTATTTATTTTTGCGCTTAAGAAATCATATTCATCAGCCATACGGCTTATTTTATTTGCTCCAGAAGCATATTCATTTGTCGCTGTATTTAAATCAGATACTATATCCGCAGTTGTTTTAGCCTCTTTTGAAAAAGTAAAAAGAGCAGTTACGATTCCCATTATGGCACTCGTCGCTAAAACATAAGGATTAGCTTTTACAGCTTTATTAAATAATATCTGAGCCTGCGTTGCCCTACGGAGCATTTTTGTCTGTTCAAAAAATGCCCTTGTCGCTTCAATCGTTGTCTGTATTTTCTGCGCCGCAGCAACTGCAATGATAGCGGTTTTATAAGCTCCATAGGCCGCTATTAATGGGATAAGTATATCTAATACCTTCTGATAATTTTCAACCAATGAAATAGTACCCTGTAAAACCCCGGCTATTATACCCTCCTGCGATTTTCCAATATCGTTAAACATGGTATCCAGAGCATCACCAAGATTCGATATAAGTCCTGTGATAGTCTTTGACTGTTCCTGCATAAGGTTATAAAACTGCCCTCCTTCATTAGTCATATTTTCGATAACCTTACGCACATCTTCAAAGCCTATTTTCCCGGCAGAAACCATAGAATTAATTTCCTCGGTTGTCTTGCCATAAATTTTAGCCATTTCCTGCAATACGGGAATACCGGAACTCGTAAACTGAAGCATGTCGCGGGCATACAGACGGCCTTGTACTGCAGTAGTACCATATAGATATGTCAATCGTTCAAGAGGTAATCCTAAACCTGCGGCGACATTGCCAAGCCTGGTAAGAGTGTCGGTAATATCTTCAGCAGCAAATCCATATGCAAGAAGTTGTCGAGCACCATTAGCTACACCCTGTAGGTCAAAAGGCGTTTTAGCTGCCAAATCTATCATCTGGGCCATCAGCGCATCCGCCTTCTCCTTACTTTGTAGCAATGTGGTAAACGCTACCTCCAATTGCTGAAATTCACCGCGTACAAGGGCTATTTTTCGCACTAATCCGGTCAGCGACGCTGCAACACCAATCTGTGCAAGTGTCGATGCTACGCGATGTATCGCGGCATCCATACGGTCTGAATCCGTAACAACACTTGACGTGGTTGTTTTGGCAACGCTTTGTAATTCTTTAAACCTCCGAATTGCCTCGTCGTTATCTATGATTACTGTCAGATTTATCATTTACCCTGCGCCATTTTAATCAAGAGGCTCATGGCCTCCGGATTATTCATATCTATCGTTTCGCTTACGTCTGACGACGTAGTTCTCTTATATTCTACCTGTATGCTGTCCGAGATCATTAATCTGGCATTGGCCCATGATATGCCCCACATCAAATAGTCAAATGTCCAGTGATAACGGTTTATCAGGGCATCTATCTGTCCCCAGATACTCCTTCCTCCGTAGATGCTATCCTCTCTGTTGCTGTCATCTGGGAAATTGTTACCTGCAACGTTTTTACCGAGCGAATAGCACTCATAAAATCCCCGTAATAGGACTGAAAGACGATAGCGTAAAGTAGATTCGAATATGCTACCGTATTCATGCTGGGCGACCAATAAATGAGGTCGGTACGTTCAGTCAGTTTTTCGTCTATGTCCTTTTTTGTTCTCAACGTGGCTATTGCGATTATTTCCGCCACGGCGCGCGGCTTTTCGGCACAAATACTCCACATCTTCTGAACTTCGTTACCAGCGTCTTCAGACGTTGCTATATCAAGGTCTATAAGGCGTTGACTTATCAATGCTAACCGGCCGAGTTGAAGAGGATATAAATAAAGTGTTTCTTTTTTACCCTCTGCATTTTCTACTTCGAAAGATTCCGATTTATCGGTCAAAGTATCCAACGCCCTCTTATCCATCATTAATCTCTTACTTTTACCCATATCGAACTGAATTAAATTTGTTCCCGTCACGGTCTCGCTCCGTTTTGCAAGTCGTCAGCTTTCAGACGGGAATAAATGTTTACAGTGAGGCGCTTTCTGTATAGGCAGGAGTAGCAATAGGCCACCATGCTACACCACCCTGAGAAGGAGCCAACACTTTTGCAGATACCTGAATTTGAAGCGGGTCGGTTTTGTTAATTCCGCCGCCGAGAGTTGCGATATATTTCAATCTGGCAAAAGCCAACGACCCTCCGCTAACCGCGTCAAATACGAAGGCTTTCTCTCCCTCATAAATCTGTCCTGCGGCAGGTTCCGATGTGCCGAAGTAAAACTCCATCGTATCATCGTCGAAATCGGCTACATTCCAAGTAATTTCTTTTGTCCCGGTGGATGTATCAATGGCGGAATAAAACGGGTCAGCCTCATTTTCCCGGAAGAAATCGTTACTGGTAGGTATAGAAAAATTGGTTGTTATACCCCCATTATAAGGCTGCGTAATTTTTACGAGAGCCTTCAAAAGGGCTTCCGCATCAGCGTCTTTAACGCCTTTAGGAAGCGGTGCTCCTGCATGACAGGATTTTAAACCTACTAATTGCATATCTTAATATTTTTTTAGTTTTACTTTAATATTTGAAAATGAATAAGGAATACCTTCTTCGCTTAAAATATTTTCATCGCTAACATCGAAATACCATCTTTCATTAATTGGATAGCCTTCGAGGGACTTAAAAGCAATACGGGAGAGTTCGTTAAGACGTTCACGGTTCGGATACCTTTGTTCGACTTTGTTTATTGTCGGTGTTTCGTCCGGAACATATATATTCACATTTACTGTGGCAACTTGAATATCCCCCATAACATTTGAAAGGGAAGTCATAACGATAAACTCACCATTTGGCATTTTTCCCGATGAAAAGGTCGGATAATGATCTGCATACATTGCTGAAACTTCTTCGGACAATGGAGAGTGTTTAATCCAATCCCACACGAGACGAAATATATCTGCTGATGTCAGATTCATGGTCTTTTGGACATTAGATACCGTTTAAATTCCTCCATAAGTGTCTGCGCTGTCGCTTCAACCCAATCTCCGGAACTTTCTATCACATCGAAGCCTGAAGCCTCAACATATTTTGCATACTCCATTCCAGCCACCCAGACGAGATAGGTTTTATAGCCTCCACGTTCTCTTCCTACTTCCAAAGCATAAGTTCGTGCCATCTGCTGCGGAATGCCATTTCCGAAATTCTCTCTGACAATGTTGCCGTTTTGAATAACCACATACCCTATGGAATTACGTAAATTACCAGTACGGTCAGTGTAATTACCGTGCTCACGAGCATATCTAACAACACGCTCTCCGAGGGAGGACAACCATTTTATCGATTTACGGTCGTATTCTTGCCGCGCTAAACGAAAGTCGCGATCAAGGTCTTGTTTATTTATCCACCTTAAAGCCATAGCCTGGTATCTTCATAACGTTGTCCACTCTTATAAAACCCTTGAATAGGATACGATGCCGTGTCATTATCTTTCGGGCGGTCGTCAGTTCTTTGAGTTCGGTCGAAAATATTCATTCCCCTGTTGTCAAAAATCCTGACTTTTGTCCCTACCGGAATAGGTTGCGTATGTGCCGGCATAGTAACTTCAAAAGAATAAAGAAAGGCTTCGCCGTTTTGTCCTTTTACCATTTGAGCTTTACCGTTTTGCCGGGCATTGCACTTTCCGATGATACGCCATTCATGCTTGCCTTCTATCCATCCCGGTGACCCGTCCGGATTTGGTACAGCATCTTCTTCGTACCATATTTCAAGTGTATACGGAAATCGTATCATATCTCAAGGAACTCTATCGTAGGTGTCGCATCAAACTCATCAGCAATATCGACCAGATCATTATCCTTAGCCAAGGAATATATCCGCCGTCGTAACTCATCCGGAGAATAGCCCAATGAATATCCACCATTACTTTCTGAAGAAAGCACAATGAGCTGCCTTAATACTGAAATGACGGCCATAACCACAGGTAAAGGATTTTCATTGTCATAGTCCGCGTCAGCATCTATTTTAGCATCCATGCACGAAACCTGAATGAGATTATCGTCTACATTGTAAGGATACAACCTGGCAGATATTGCGTCAAAGTTTTTCATGCGAGCGTTTTTTAAGCATTCATCGTCGAAAGGTCGAATATCGCAATCTTGTTAGGTGCGGTGAAATTAGGTATCCACTCTGCGCCATACTCCATGAAACGCCCTTCTTCTGTACGCCAGTTTGATGTCCACATACCACCTTCGAGCCTTGTATATGTTTTGTTCGGTACAGGGTCGGATATTTCATAAGGCTCATGCCACATCATCTTGCCCAATTTGTCTTGAGGCAAAAGAGTGATACGGTCGTCTTTGAATATCGGCTTGCTTGTTCCGTCAGGCATGGCTACCATATCGTCTATGATACGTATAGGCGGAAGTCCTATTCCAGCAAAGACTTGATTAGCCATTGTATCGGTAATAAGTCCACCGGCCAGCGCAACCTGCGAGCCACTCAGTATCATCTTATATGTGTTCTGAAATTCACCCGAACCAACAATATTTTTGGTAAAGGTGGAACGTGTCATTTCCATTACCGAGAAACGTCCCATCGTAGGACGAAGTGCCTCTATCTGTTGTTTCAAGTAGGTAATGAAATTCGGCTTATCACCAGCGGCGGGTGTAATTCTCTTTACAGGGAGTTCCATGTCAAGCAAAGTTATACCCTGCGGGTTATCGGCAAGCGATACAGAAGCCCTACCATCAGAACGCAAATCGCCTACAACGATATCCATGCGTTTATGAGGAGCAAGACGTATCTGGCGGACATCATCTATTATATAATCTATAATAGCATTCATGGCCGATGCCTGTTCGCTTGTACGGGAAGAGTTGAATTTGTCGATAAGCGACTTTATCATATCCAGACGGTCATTATCCATCTGGTAACGGTCACCGAGGTATGCCACTTCGCCATATCCGCTTCCAAGACCTTTACGTTCACGTATAGGTTTGTTGGAGTTGCGATCTATTATCGAACCGGCCGTAACTCCGGTTACTGTACCGAGGTACGCCTTGAATACGCGACTTTTGGTCTCTTCGAATTCAAGGTATCGTTTCCAGAATATTTCGTCCTGCTGCGTCGCCATAGAACGGTCTATAACCGCCTTGAAAACATTCGGGTCATTGAATAAAACATCCAGTGTTAATTTCATTGTCTCTATAGTTTAAATGGTTTAAATGGCGAATATGAAATTCGACGTAAGAGTTTCTTTGTCTTTGTCCGAAAGTGGAACATACAATTTATCCTCACGCACTTCATAAGCCCTCCCTATAAGGGTCACCGTTGCGCCAGGCACAACCTTAGTGACAGCATAGTTCAGAAAATTTGCAGTGGCTTTAGGAGTAGTTCCATCGGCAGTAGTAGCTTCGAAAAGCACAGCGCCTTTATCGACCACAAGAGCGGCACTCATGGTGAGTTCGTCGTAATTTGCATTAGCCGTACTTATACTTGAAACAGTTGCCCCGTTAGTTCCGTCCCCAAGGTGCATACCTTTATAGGCGAGTGACCCTTTCACAATTTTTATTTTGGTTCCGGTAGTCACTTTTTCATACACTTTTACATTTTTGACTGCTACTGCTTTGCGCGTAGCTCTATCAACATGTAAAGGTGTTAACGGCATGAGGAGCGTACCTTCCGGCACGCTGGAGTCTTCAAAATTAACTCCGCCAATCATCCGGTAAATGGTCTCTACACTACACAATTCTCGTAGAGCTTCCGTAGGGTTTAAATCATACTTGAATCCTGCTGGCATTTTTTTACTTGTTTTGTGATTTAACAATTTGTTCTGTGCCCTTATCTATCAGTTTGGCAATATCATTTCCGTTATCGGCCATTCCGCCACCCTGTGCGGGCACTTCGGAAAACTCGAAACCTGCATCCATCATGTCCTGCTTAACACCTTTGAAATATTCATCCAGGTTAGCATCTTGAGAGATATTCAATTTGGAGACAAATTTTTCGGGGATTCCATACTCTTTTGCTTTTGATGCTATATCTGCTATCCTCTGCGCGATTATCTGATTTTGCTGTGCCTGTACAGCCAGTTCTTCACGGATTGTTTTCAGTAAATCTGCTTTGACCGCTTCAGCATCAAAAACTGTTTTGTCGGGTTCGTTTTTCTTACCCTGTCCGCCCCCGTCAACAGGTTTTGCTTTCTGCAATTCTTCCAACTGTGTCTGCAATGCTGACTTTTCAGTACGCATTCTATCAATGTCAGATTGAAATGCTTTTAGCAATGGCTCAACCCCGGATATAACGGTTTCAAGCTGTGAATCATCGGTAACGGTTTTTTCTAAATAAGAGGCAACCCCGTCAAAAGCCTTTTGCCCAAAACCCAAATTAGAATACTTGTTTTTCAGAGCGTCGATAATCTTTTCTTTCATGTTTAAATCAAATAAAAAACGGCCATCACCCCATAAATGAGGTAATGACCGTTATTGGCCTTTATTTTTTATTATTTTACCTTAACCTTAACCCATTTCCTGCAACCCTTGCAGAAAACTTCTATTGTAATACCACGTAAATCATCTGAAGAAAGAACTAAACACCGCCCACACTGTGGACAACAATACGTTTTATCATTCCGTCTATCATTGATAAGACGTGTATTACATGAACAAATATAGCTATCTACCTCCACTTTTCCAATCTTTTAGCTATTTTTTTTCTATATTTTTTATTATGAATGACTTTTTTTCCTATAATTCAGAAAAATATTCATACAACGTTTAATTGTTCTAAAAGTCCAATATTATCAGCATGCAAAACACCTAAAAAGACACATTTTTTGTCCTAAATGTCATATTGTTTGTTCGAGAGCATTGTTAATGGATTGTGATAGCTTTTCCTCTTCGATTTCTTTCATCTCATCGGCAACATTATCTACCAATCCAGCCATCATTACGCCGGTTTTAAGCGATGCGACGGGCTTTCCACATGCATCAGTGGCATTCTTTATTTTTTCGGCAAGGTCTTCTATCGTATATGGTTGTATCTCCGTTTCAACATCAATAGTCTGTGATGCTTTTGTATATTCCGCATTAAGCGAAGCTACAGCAGAAATAAGGAAGTTATAACGCCTCTGTATATGTTCGCCTATTACCTCAGCATGATTATCTACAGCTAAATTTGTTCCCATAAATAAAAACTGAAAAGCCCTGCCAGAGGGAACATCGCCTAATCCTTTCAGTGCGTCTAAAGATAACTGCGGAGTATTTGTAAGTTGATATGCTTTGCTCCATAACCCGTCCAATTCCAGTTGGACGGCATCGCTGGCTTGATCCCAATTCAAATAATATACCTTACCACCATTAGTTACCTTTATCAGGCGATTTTTTCCCGACTGTTGCGGAGTGCCCTGTATGTCGCCTTCAAGTATGAGATATGGAAAAAAACACCTGTCTATACAATCGGCGAAGTTTGACATCAAACGCTCCAAACGTTCACGAATTGGTTTTATATTATGGCATAAGGCTTTTGGGCGATATGAATATATTGTGGGATTTTTGCTGAAACCATGCTTAAACTCACTTACCTTAACCCAGTCATTATCCATTCTCCATCTATAAACTTTGTCGTTGGTAACTGTCATAAAATAAGTTGTCTCCGTCCCCTCCGCATCTTTGACGGAATACTCCCTGCTAAGTGCTAAATAATCGCCTTTGTCGTCAAAAAATGGATACAACTTATCGCCTCTAAATGGAGACCAAATAGCACATCTGAGCTTAAATCTCGGCGATACATTACCATTAAATGTTTTTTTAACTTTAGATAATATCCTTCGCCAGAAACCTTCATCTTTGACAACATACCAATATTCGGCCACTTCAGTTTCAGAAAGCCAAGAACGTACTATGCGCTTATTATTATAACGCATCTTGTTCTTTCTATTAATATCATCTATTATAGACAATAGTTCCTGCTCATCCTCATTGTTTGGGGCGCAATTTACTTTAGGGTCTTTTCCAACAGTCCATGCAGTATGAATGTTTGTGATATCCTGCTCAAGAGGCAACATAATACGGTTGGTAGGATTAACATCATCTTTTTTATATTCAGGTGGATATTTTTTACCTGTTTTAGGGTCTGTTTGCCCTTCACGTACAATTATTTTACTGTCTGGACGTATTTCCGGATTCATTACATCATGCTTGTCAGGGTCCCATGCCGCATAGAGCTCTACTACATTCGGCAAAGGAGTGCGCCGGTATTTGAGATATGATATCTTATCCGCTTCTGTGGGTAGCTTTAATATATCTTCTAATGTTTTCATGTCAAAAATAACCTGTATAATCTTTAATTTGTTTAACCTTTCCAAGTATCATTCCCAAAACATAATAACGTACTGCATCTATCAAGTGGTCAGCTTGACCATCGGCAGGCTGATTTATGCTATTGCCGTTTTTGTCCTTATCCCACACATAATTGCGAAATTCATGCAGCATATTGTAAGAATGTTCCGTAACGTTGATATTCATTTCAAGCATCTTTTCAATACCGGCTATAACTGATTTTCCGCTTTTATCCACAGGATATATCATAACGCCAGAATTCGCAATTTCATCAACCAATCTCGGATCTGCAGATTCTGACATGACTTTCAGAGATGGATATCTTTTTAGCACATCAATAATATCTTTTGTGAGCATATGAGTTTTATAACATATCTCATCAATAAAAAGGTCATTACCCACAATTCCGCACATGGCTATAGCTGTTTGATCATTGCTATAACCGAAGTCTTGCCCGATAGCTATTTTTTCACAATAATGAGGAAATTCTTTTACGATGTTTATTTTTTTGAAAATCGCTCCTTCCGCCACATCAACCCACTTACCCATAACAACATGAGCATATTTTTCTGGATTTTCAATTTTCATTCTCTCTACCTCTTTTATAAACTCGTCAGACAAATTATCCTGATTATCCAAATAGGTGGAGTGAATATGCAATACGCTTGGATGTGTACTTATCTGCACGCCTACACCGTCAACATCTACAATCTTATGTGTTTTTTCAATGTATTTTCTATAAATAAAATGATTTGAATCTGTCGGGTTCATAATGATAATAACCCTATTCTGTATTCCCTTCTGGCGTATCGAAAGCACGAGCTTATCAAAATCAACCTCACTTGTCCATTCTTCCGCCTCATCACATACAAAAGTTGTAATACCTTGTATTGATTTAAGTTTTGCTGTTTGGTTCCCGGATGATGTTTTAATACCTCGAAATAATACCCTACTGCCAGAGACTATATTTTCGACATCAGTTTTAGTAACATTAAAAAATTCTCCCGTCCCGTCCGCATCTATCTTTTCTGTAAATTCAGGAATTACCGAAATAGCTGCGGATGTCATTGTGTAACGACAATACAGTATAACATGTCCTTCCTCAAACGACAATCGTTCTATGAAAGTCCCTGCATTAAACGATTTACCACTACCCCGTCCTCCAGTTAAAAGAATTATGAAGTGTTTATCATCCTCATACAGGGGCAGATATATATCCTGTGGTTCTATCATTTTTTATTCAAACGGTCTTTTACCCAATCTCGTATTTTTATAGAGCCTTTCATGTTTACATCGGCTTCTACTTCCTGTCTTTCTACATATCCTCGTTTCTTTCCACGTGTCTTAAGAGTAAATATTATTGATGTTTCAGATGGCCGTTCTATCCATCCGGCAAAACACTTATTTCCATTTTCATCTATTTCTGTAGCGGGGACTCCAGCTACCAGCTTGCGCAGGTTGCTTTCGGCTAAATCGATAAAACGTTCGCGGGAATCTTCGAGGGCCTGTTTGAATTCAGTATCTTCTTCGCACCAATTATACACAGATTGTCTGGTAACGCCGAAATTAGCAGCAATATCAGATAATATACCGCCACACGCATTTGCAACGTGTGTAAATTGTTCGATTGATGGCTTTGCGCTTGGATATGCCATTTTTTATAGTGTCAAACTTGTAAACCTTATTCAACCCGTTCAACCATATCGGCGAACATCTCGCCTGGAATTATTTTATCGCCAGGAGCAAACCCAAATCGTAACATAAACGCAGATTTCGCCCGATAAGACTTGAAGTTTATCATCACATAAGATTCGATGTCTTCGGCTTTTTGCTCCGCCTGTTGACGAATTTGCTCTTTCATCTCCTTGATGGCAGCTTTACGCTCTTCAAACGGACGCTGTATTTCTTCAAAGTCATTCAACGTATCGGCTAATCCTGCACTCACTTCATCTTGAAGAACAGATATTCCATATATATTCATATCCGCTTCGGATAAACCTGCTGCTTGGTAGTCAATTTCCGGTACGAGCACTTTCATCATTTCCATATCAAACTCGCCCATAGCGGAAGGTGAATTCATAAAGATGTTTTGTTCGCGCTCGGTCTTGTCGTCTAACTCTACCGCTTCGACCTTGATATCATAGTCCGTTTCAAACGTTCCATCGTAACCATTAATAATGTCGAGCGTCTGCACTCGCTTATGTCCTGATACAAGATAAGACGAACGTCGATTCCACACGATGCCGCCCAAATAGCCGACAGTCTTGAAATTCTTTTTGAGCTTCTTGATAACTTCCGGGTCTTCTTTGCGCGGGTTGTATGGAGCAAAGTTGATTTGCGACCGTTTGATTACGACCGTTTCACTTTGCTTGTATTTGAGCTGCTGCTCTTTTTTCTGCGTCATATCGTAGCAATATATTTTTCGACAATGGAAATACTTCGTAAATCTTTTCGAGGTCTTGTGGATAGTGCTGGCGTAAGAAATCGAATACATCCGGAGAAAACGTTAAACCTTGCGATTTGTTCTTGTTGTAGGAAATAGGTTCCGGGAGCTTCTTTGCCTTGATGTAAGCCATTATATCCGACTTCTTCCATTTGGAAAGAGGATAAACCTTATTTGTATTACTTATGGCTTCATTTTCGTAACCACGCAACATTAAACAACGATTCATGCCATCCGACTGTTTCATCCCGTAAAACGAGTAAGTGATGCCTGTTTTCATGCGGGCGAATTCATCCACCTCTTTCAATGAAAGTAGCTTTATATTGGTATGGGGGATACAATATAGCCCGCAGCGTATAACGCGCGTCAGCGTCCAATGTGGGACTTGCAGGATAGTAACGTTGGAATAACGGGCTTTGACCGCTCGCAGGTAGTTGTCAATATGGTCAAGCCCCTTTACAAAATACATGAACACACAAACGATCTCACTAAAATGAGGCGCCATGAGGTCAAGAAGCACTTCGCTATCTTTACCACATGAATAGAAAAGGATTGCCCTATCCGATTTTTCACGAATAGAGGCAATCACTTCTTTTGCGTGATCTATAGGGGTAATCATCCCGCAGACATGCCAAAAGCGGCTCTAATGTCGCGGTAACGCCCTTGTCGGCTCGTTGCACGACCACCCACTGTTCGATAACGAATACGGCTAACGCCGGTAGTTCGATTAATTCTATTTCTTACTGAATTTCGTCTGGTGCAGCTTGAATTTTATAAGTTTAACAATAAGATTATCCTACGGAAAGACCTCTCGCCCTGTTCTGTCGCAATGCGTTCGCTTCGGCTCTTGCAATTAGATTGTCGCGTGATTGTTTAGCCCTACGACTTGCCGCTGAACTTGCCCATGTATTTTTTCTTCTCCAATTGGCTTCAGATAGTCGATACGCCTGATCTCTAATTTGTGCCTCTGTTTTATACCTACGTCTGGTGTGGCAATCATTTTAAAGGTTTAACAATTCATTTTCTTAACCACCTTGCCAAGATGATAATCTATCTCGGTCATGGTGTATTCGTTACCATTGTGCTCGTATACGATCGGCTCTTTCGTTTCTTCGTCGCAAACATCGATTAACTCGGCATCTTTAACCTCAACGAGCGCACCCGGCCTGTTAGTCTCGTAACCTACCCAAAACTGAATCGCGTCATAGTGGTTGATAACCGTATCTACACCCTTTTCGCTGTCCCACGCCGATTCGGGTACGTCAGTGTCCTTTTTGTAGACCTTACCAGTGTTGTTGTCTAAATACGAAATGTACTTCGTGTTGGTTGGGCGCACCTCGCGTGTCTCGACAGTCTTTTCGCCAGACAAAATAGCGTCAAACCACTTTCTTTTAATAATAAGAGTAAGAACTTTCATACCATTATTGTTTTTTGTAGCGGGGGCCCGGACTCGAACCGACGACCTTCAGGGACACCATCCCGACATGCTATCCATCTACACCACCCCGCATGTTTGCTTTAAACCAAAAGTAATACAATACAAGTATTTATAGAAATTTTTTGAGTGTTTTTTGCCCACAAAATGCTAATAATTGATCAAATTAAGTTTTTTAAAACAACGCCATTCGGCCTTCTCGGTATCGTAGAAAACCTGTACAGTGTCGTTTTTCTTGCGGTTATCGTTGCTCGAAATAGAAGGCACTATATCTGCACGTAACGTGCCCCATGCCTCACGTAATGTTCCATCTACTTTCAGAAAATAGAAACGCACTACTTCGGTATGCATTCGACGCACGAGCTTAAAATTTTGCCATGCCAATTTAAGACATTCGGCAAATGCTCGGTGAGTAATTTTATAAAATCGCCATGCCATACGCATGATGTTTGATAATGTTGTTGATTTCATAATATTTTGTTTTTAAATTTACCACCGGCGGCAGGTTGTGCCGCCACGCTTCGGGCCTGAGGTCTATTTTAAGCCGCCCGAACGGCTTTATTCAAGGTCGAGACGATATAGAAACAGTTCACAACCTTCAACATGTAAAACCTTCGTAGGCTCGATTTTTTCGAGTTGCAGCGACAGTATGTCGTCTTTCTCTACATAGATGTATGCCCACCGGCCCATAAGCGCAATTTCTTCGGCTGTACCAAAATAGGCCTTTGTGTCTTCGATATCTTCGACGAGTCCCCACGACCCACTGTCTATACCCTTCTCTATATGATCTCTATAATCGCACCAGCCCTCTATTTCTACTTCTCTGCCGTCAACATACATATCGAAATAAAAACGCCCTTGTGTGCCTTCTATACGGTAGCTTAACTCTTCGGCTATTCTCTGCTCTATTGTGTTTATCGGGGTTTTCATTGTTGTATTTATTTACGTTTATTTCAACTTTGGTAATACAAATTTACGTATAAGAAAAGAAATAAACAAGTTTTCATGTAAAAAAATTTTACTTTACTGCATTTTTTTTGGCCGTATTTGCATTATATGGAAAGATGTTACTATTTTTGTTCCTGTGTAAAATTTTAATATATGTAAACTATGATACAGATAAAGGATTTATTAAAAAGAAAAGGAATGACCGCAAAGGAACTCGCGGCGAAAATTGGTATTAGTGAGGGCGCGTTATCAAAGTCACTTTCTGGAAATCCAACGCTTGAACGGATTGAACAGATATCCGCCGCTCTCGACGTTCCGGTTCCGGAACTGTTCGCCGCCCCGAAAGAGGGTGCTATAACATGCCCGCATTGCGGTAAGTCAATAACAATAAAGGCTGAATAACGGTCTGTGTGAAACACTTAACTATGATACAGATAAAAGATTTATTAAAAAGAAAAGGAATGACCGCAAAGGAACTCGCGGCGTTTATCGCTCCATTGTTGGACGCATGATGTTTGGGTTGTACTTTTTTTTGATTTGGTGCATGTTGTTGTAGAGGTTTTATGCGATAACGTCCGCCCTGCATCGGAGCCCCGGAACAAAACAGGAGCTTTACAGCCGTTGTTTTTAACCACAAAATGAATTGCTTAAAAAAAGTTGTATAATATTGAAACTTTTACTATTTTTGTCTCATGCTTAGAAAGATTATAACTTATGGCGGTTATTTTGAACGGTTTGTTGCGACCTTAACCGAAAAAGAGGTACACAAGCTCGACTATATACTCTCGTTGTTAACCACAGAGGACAGGATACCCGTGAAATTCATAAAATTCATTCGTAACGGGCTGTACGAACTTCGAATGGAATATAACGGCAATATTTACAGGGTGTTCTTCATTTTTGACGATGGGCATATAATAGTTTTATTCAATGGTTTTCAAAAGAAAACACAAAAAACACCTGATAGTGAAATCGAAAAAGCATTAAAAATAAAGGAAGAATATTATGGAGACAAACAATCACGAAATAAGGGATTATAGCGCTGTCCTTGATGCCAAATACGGCCGTAAGGGGACTCCCGAAAGGGCTTCTTTCGACGAAGCAGCCTACGCTTTTTATACCGGACAAATATTGCTTGATGCGAGGAAAGAAGCTAAAATCACCCAATCGGAACTTGCCGTAAAACTGGGTGTGACAAAATCTTACATATCGCGTATTGAAAACGGAGTGATTAATCCGAGCGTGGGCATGTTTTACCGCATTATAGGCGCTTTGGGGTTTCGGGTGGATATAGTACGGCCCTTACAGATAACGCCGCTACCTTGATAATCATGATGCGATATGATAGCAAACAATCTCGCGCCTTTCGAGCTTTCACATCCCGGAGAGCTGCTTAAGGATGAATTAGAGGTACGTGGCATTACCCAACGCGCTTTTGCCTCCCGTATAGACGTTTCCCCCTCTGTACTGAATGAAGTGGTCAACGGTCGGCGTATGTTCAATGTGGAACTCGCTATGCTTGTGGAAGCCTCTCTGGGAATAAATCCGGAAATATTCATCAACATGCAGACACGTTACAATATGTTGACCGCCCGCCGGGATAAAACATTTTCCGCGCGTCTGGCCCAAATACGTAAAATGTGCGCTACATTATGATGTTGATATAGATACAAGAAAAAACCCCGACCACATAGGACGGGGTAAATTATTTAATTATGTATTTGCGATTTATTTATGTCCCGTAAAAAGAGGAAGGATAATTGCAAGGAAAAAAGAAGCTAACGACCACCAAATAGAAACTCCGGGAATAAAAAGTAACCCTACAGCAAGCGCACAGCCTATAGAAATAATAAGCATTCCCGCCGGATTATCCTTTGCCATCTGCTCCCTCTGCTTTTGAGCTCTAATTGATGCAGGATCAAATTTTTTACCGCAATTTAAACAAGTAATTTCTATATCGTTACTACCAATAGTACCTGCAAGAGTACCTATCATTCCAAAGGTTACAACCCCTGCAACAGCTTTTCCTCCGCTAAATCCTTTTTTATCTACATGAAGATTAGTTGAATGACACTTAGGGCATAGTATAACATCCGTATCTTTACGTATATTCTTTTGGGCAGGGATATGTTGACTATCCGTGCGTAAAGGCACACCGCAATTAGGACAATTAACCGCCCTGTCGCTAATTTCTTTCCCGCATTCAGGACAATTTATAAGAGCCATTTTATATGTTTTTTTTATTGTTAATTATATAAGTCAAAAATATTCATTATAATCACGAGTATAATAACCGCAACGGTGAGCCATATATAAGTCCTAACTGTCTTATCCGCTTCCTCGTCCGTCATCATACCCGTGATTTCTAAAGATGTTTATAATACTTACTTGTATTTGGCTTTCTCTACTTTGTGCTTTTCGTCGCTCACGTCAACAACTCCTTTTGGATTGTTCCTGACTATATGGTCGTTGTATCTACCACCGCCGGAAACATCGTAATCATAAGAATGTCTGCCGTGGCTGTTGTAATCGGTGTGATGTACTGCGAACTCGTTCGTATCCTTATTGATACGGAATTCTTCTTTACTGTTGGTATAGTTTTTGTTGCTCATAGTTTTGTGTGTTTAATTGTTTATAAAAATGTGTTTGTAGTGTTTCTGAGTATTCGCGTAATCCCGTTTATGATTCGGCCAATTTCTTTGTCAACTCTTCGATGGTACGCTGCTGAGAGTAGATTATCTCATGCAGGCTCTTTATATCCTGCGGGAGCTCCGCCACCCTCTGGTCTATCATTCCCTCCTCTCCGGTTATAAGCCAGGTTAAATTCAATTCCGGGTATGAGGCTTTTATCTTGGCCAGTACGTCAGACCCGAAGGAACTGCTTACCCTTGACACATGCCCATTAGATAACCCCACCTTTCTTTCAAAAGCATTTTGCCCAAGATGTAAGTATTTAAGAAACTCTAAAAGTCGCTCTTTTGAATTCATAATTTCAGCTTTCAATAATACATTATCTAATGTAATTTTTATATATTTGCATCAAGGTTTCAGTTCACTATCCAAACCTTACCAAACGCAATGCTCTCAATATAGCCCCCTCCCTAAAAAAGGGGGCTTTTTAATTATGCAAACCTCCTTGACTACAGAAGATTGTTTTCCTCCAAAAAGCTGTTGATTTTTTCAATAGCGTTTTTGAATTCACCAACCACTACTTCGTTTGCATTATTTTTCAGTCCGTATTCGGCATAAAACCGCGCTTTCAAAGCGTTTTCCTTAGCTCCTGTTTTGTCGCCCACATACAAACAACACTGTGCTTTTCGGAAATATCTCCTGATGGTATGTATATTAATAGCAGTATCTTCTACTGCCCTCTTGATTTTTCTGATATCATAAGATATTTGAAAAAATTTCCAAATCATTATGATACTGATAACTCCGCTAATAATTGACAAAAATATTACTCCTTCCATAGTGGTAATGTTTTAAATATTATTTAATCAGTTTCTTTATCGTTTCAACCCATTCTTCAGGCAGCTTTTTATTGCGCCTGATTTTTCCAAATTGTAATCATTCCTTTGCTAATTCGATGTAATAGGCAAAATTAACATCGAATTTTGCATTATATTTTCACAATGAATATTATATATTATAAAATTCCCTACTATTGTAGTCTAATAATTACTTATTGGCATTAGAACTCAGAACATCAATAGTCATTTTCAGCGCCTGTATTGTCTCGTCTTTCGCGGCGCATTTTTCTTCAAGCAACTTGATTTTAGCCTGGAGTGTGTTGTATTCCATTACTATCTCCTGCGCTCCGACAACATTTTTGCTGTTCGGCTTAGCCAGCTCTAATACTAAGGTTCCGTCTGGTTTAATAATTTTTTCGTACCCATAGGCATTAACGTTGTTAACAATGTTATTGCCGCCAGCATTCCCCACTATACCTTTATTGCTTGCATTTCCAGAAAAAGACACATCACCAACTTTCATCATATCACCATCTCCGGTAAGAAGCCAACCAGTATTTAAATCCGGAAAAGCCTCAGCAATGCTTGATATTTTATCTGGTTGAATTGATTTCCTCATAGAGCTAACATAAGACGGAGACACGCCTATCATTTGACAAAAACGACGCTCATTTATGCCTTTGGCCTTTATGAATTGCCTAACCCTATCTTTTACAGATTGTTGCAAAATATATATAATTTTTCTATGTTAAATATTAAACATATCTTGCTTTAAGAACAAGCAATGTTATATATTTGTGTCGCGGGACAGACATGACAAATTTAGTTCAAATGTCTTATCTGTTAAATAGCAAAAATAAACTAATTATTTGTTTACGCAAACATTGAAGATGAAAAAAAGAGGAGAGGCATTTTGGAGTGGATGGCGTGCGCTTAATGATGCGCATAAGCCTAAAGTAAAAGATGAGATAATGTATGCTCTCAATCTTACTACCATTTCTGGGTTCCAATTGCGGAGACGCGGAGTTTATCGATTAAGTCCATGTGAAAAAGGAGCTATCGAAAGAATATTCAAAGAATACGGAGTTACTAATCCTTGGGGAGAATAAACAATGAGATTCGATGTAAAACTCACCAAACGCGAGACACAAGTAGCCGAACTGCTGGCATGGGGAGCGGAGAAAAAGAGAGTGGCGGAAAAACTGTTCATATCCGTACATACGGTGGAGAACACAGCCCGAAACATCTACTCGAAGCTCGAAATACAGAAAGCTACAGAACTATGCGTGTGGTGGTTTTGCACACGGTTCGATATACCCGCGTCTTTGTCTCCATTGCGCAAAGCGTTGGTTTCCGTTCTGCTAATAGCCCTGCTCGGTGTGTATGAGTATTGTGGATATGATGTTGTGAGAACATCGGGCAGGCAGGCAGAGCGTGTTTTAAAGGTTGTTCGTAATCCTAAACGGACAGATGGAGATGTAGACCTTTTAATTGTTGTATAAGCCATGACAGAACTGACCAAACTGCAAGTCAACGAGATATTCACCGAAGGAGTGAAGTTTGCCGATGCCATACGTGAGTTGCCGCTATTCATGCGCCTCAAAGACGCTAAGCGACACTTTCAAGGGCTGGTAAAGTGGGATCAGATATGCAAGTACGGGCGTGGAAATAAATTATACGTACCTGTAGACAAGATACTGCAAGCTCAGGCAGAACAACATCTGGCCTATGTGCTCGGCTGTAAAGACGAAGAAGAAGCAAAAGGGCTGTTAAGCAGGGAGTACTACGTAAAGACTTCCGATGTTCTTAAAAAGGTCAATGAGGTGAAACTCACCATAGGGACGAAGTAATAACAACAACACACAATAATCATGGGAAACACAGTAACACTTAACAGAATGGCCAGCGCATACATATTGTACGGCAACCCTGGCACGGACGAAGATACCCGCCTTTATCCGGTCAAACGCGGGTACGGCATATACATACCGTCAGAAGACACATTGCAGGGCATAGGTAACGACATCCGCGACGAAGAACACGCCATGATGGATTGGGACGATATCGCCTCTGCCCACCGCCATACCTACGAGCACGGCGACGAGATACGCCGGCATGTAGGAGGCATGGAGATATGTATAGCGTACAATTACGCCGCAGGCATAGATTACTACTACCCGGACGATCCGGACACGTCGGACGAATACATATCCGTATCAGGTGTAGAGATATACGCCGGAGAGAGTGATGTAAACCTCGCGCCGCAGAGCGAATGGTTCATCGAGTATGTAGAGGAGTATCTAAACAGAATTTAAACGACAACACACAATGAAAGAACTTATAAACATACAGTCGGCTCTCAAGGCCCCGAAAGACCAGTACAACAGCTTCGGCAAGTACAAGTACCGCAACACCGAAGGAATACTCGAAGCAGTAAAACCGTTGCTTTTAGGTGAAAAATGCCTTCTTACCATCACGGATGAGATAGTATCTGTAGAAGGCCGCCACTACGTCAAAGCCACAGCCACCATAACTAACGAAAAAGGCAATACAGTATCAGTATCCGCCTTTGCACGGGAGACGGAAAACAAGGCCGGTATGGATGCGGCGCAGATAACGGGTGCGGCATCGTCTTACGCCCGCAAGTACGCCCTTAACGGCCTGTTCTGTATCGACGACACAAAAGACCCGGACGAAACGAATAACGGCGATAAGACCGTGCCGTCCGGCAAAACAGGCAATGCACAGGCGATAGACCTTTCCTGCCTCGACATAGCACTGCAAAGCGTCAAAGAAGCCGCCAATAAGGAAGAGCTCACAAAAGTTTGGCGCGATTGGCAGATATACCAGGGCGTGGAGCAATTCAAAACAGCCGTAGCCACACGCGGAAAAGATTTCAACAACAAAAAAGCATAACGACATGTCTGTAACGCTTGCATCAAGTCCTGTCATTTTCGACGAGAACAGCCATTCATATTTCCATCCGGTCAAACGCATCTATCTGTCCGGCATCACAGGCGTACTAAAACGCCATCTGTTCGCCGACATGTACGACAATATCCCCGAACACACCCTTGCGGCGGCGGCAGAGAGAGGACACGATATACACTCTGAATGTATGGAATATGCCACACTCGGAATAGCGGGTAAGAGCGCCGAAGTACACGCTTTTGCCGACCTTCTGCGCGCACACAAGATAACGCCGGCCGTGGGAGGAGCGGAATACACTGTATCTGACGAGCAGCATTTTGCATCGAAAATAGACCTTGTGGATGACTGTAACAACCTGTATGACATCAAGACCACATCGTCGCTGAACAAAGAATACGTATCGTGGCAACTATCCGTATATGCGTACCTCTTTGAACTCCAGAACCCCGGCTTAAAAGCTGGCGAACTATACGCGCTGCATCTTCGCGACGGCAAGGCGCGCCGCGTCAAAGTAGCCCGCATATGCTCTGACGAATGCAAAAGGTTACTCGAAGCGGACGCTGACGGACTGCCTTTCATACCTGAGTCATCGGCCCCGTCCGTCATCCCTTCACAGGAGGAAACGCTCGCCACGATAGAACAGTGTGAGGATATACTCGTGGCTCTCAAAAAGCAAATGGACGAAGCTGAAGCCCGTAAAAAAGCAGCCCTTGCAGGTATAACGGAAGGCATGGAAAGGGAGGGCCTCTATAAGATAGAAACCCCGCGTATAATAATAACGCGTGTAGCGCCATCAGAGACTATGACACTTGACAGCAAAACACTCAAAGCGGAACAACCGGATGTTTATGCCCGTTATGCACGCACATCCACACGCGCCGGATACACGAAGATCACATTAAAACAATAATAAGATGTTAACAGCAGAAATTATAGGCAACATCGGCAACGATGCCGAAATCAAAGAGTTCAACGGGAAAAAGTATATCTCGTTCAGCGTCGCGCATACGGATAAATATAAATCCAATACGGGAGTGACACAGGAAACCACGACATGGGTTTCCGTACTCAAGTACGGCGATGGAGGCAACCTGATACAATATCTGAAGAAAGGCAATAAAGTATTCGTTCGCGGGGCACTCTCGGTGAAGACATATCAAGATAAAAACGGGCACACGCAAATAGCCGTAAACGTAAACGCGAACGAGTTATCTCTATGCGGCAGTAACGCCGCGCCGCAGAATCCGGCACAGCCGGCTAATCCGTTTGCCTCAGGACAAGCGCCGGAGAGCCAGAAGATGTACAATCAAGATGACGACTTGCCTTTTTAACCCCGCACCATGCAAACGAAAGTATGCTCCCATTGCGGACAAGAAAAACCTCTGTCGGACTTTTACCGGCATCCCAGCGGTAAGGACGGGCGCGACTCCACTTGCAAAGAGTGTATCCTCAGGCATAAAGCCGAACAGAGGCATGCAGAGAACATAGAACAGCTTAAACGATGGGAGGAAAGAAAACAAAAGAGGATGCGTAGGCACTCAGGAGAACCCCGGATAGAAAAACCTTTAGCCCGGCAGGCCATAATAGAGGAAGACGAACCGAAAGAACACTGCGGTAACTGTAAACACCTGATGTATGCCGACCCGATAGGGCGCGGAATATGCGGATTGACAGGAAAACCGAAAGAACCGCACGGCAGGCGTTGTAAAAGCTGGAGCAACTAATAATTACAAACTGGAATAAAACACCTTTTAAATGCTATCTGAACTAAATAAAGAAGCGTCCGACATACAATCTTTCCTCGAAATAGAATGCTCGGATCAACCACAAGAAGTGAAAGAGAGACTATCCACGCTCGGTGTTTATATAGCCCGTACCGGAAAAATGCTGTCAGAAGCAAAGCGTCTTTTGCGTGAAAAGAAAAGTAGCCAGATAGCGGACACTGTCATAAAGATTGCACGTGAGAACTTCTTATCCGCAAAAGCTCAAAATGCTCTCATCGACTCCTTGGCTGTCGAAGAAAACATGCTTGTCGACTGGCTCGACAGACTAAACAGCGCATGCGTACATCAGGCGGATATATGCCGTTCTCTTCTGTCCTATACAAAACAGGAAATAGCAGCTTCGTTATATAATAATTAAAACATCTATAAATATGAAACTATTCGGATTACACATCATCAAGGACAGAGCTTACCGGAGCCTCACAAACAGGCTCGCACTTGTGGAGAGATTCTACGAACAGGAGAAAAGAAGCACGGCTTTCAATCTCAGGCGTATAACCGCTCTTGAAACGGAGTGTGCCAGGCTTAAAGCGCAACTCGACAAATACAAGGCTGCACGTGATGCCAAGGGACGGTTTAAAAAGAAGAAAAACCAGTATGACTCATAGTGTTGTTGTTAGGCTTTTCCCAGCCAGCCCGTGAGTGGACTTTTATGCCGGGTTCGACTCCCGGCCACGGGCCTAATGCAGTTCGATTCTGCTTGGTAGTCGAAGTTTGGTAATAGAGAAGGTTCGATTCCTTCTTGTGGAATGGTTTCCCAAGACTTGACAGCCCGGAAAGACGGGCAGGCCGGGTGGCGGAAATGGTAGACGCCAACGAGCGGAAGCGGCGAGGGACGAAGTAACCGACGGGTGAAAAAATCCGGCTTCGCCAACTGAGGAATACATAAGGCTATTCATGCAGGTTCGAATCCTGTCCCGGCCACAAAAGCAGACGCGAGGCTTTATGTGATTTGATTTCCCATGGTTAATTACCCCTGCGGTGTTCGCGTCCGCCGCAGGATTTTTAGAGAAAAGAAACAATTTATCATGTAATATAAAACAATAATACAATGAGTAAAACAACAAAAAAAATTGCCTATAAAGGCTTTAATAAGGATATGACCTGCCGTGACTTCCAATATGAACAGGGCAAGGAATATATTCACAATGGAGACATAAAAGTATGCAACAAAGGTTTTCACGCGTGCGAAAACCCGATCGAAGCATTCAGTTACTATGCCCCTGGCAACTCAGTATATCATCAAGTAGAGCAAAGTGGAGAAATAGTTAAACACGAAGACAAGACCTGTTCATCGAAAATCAAAATAGGAGCTCGCATTGATATTGCCGGGATATGCAAAGCTACATTCGATTATGTCAAGAGCCATTGCACAAACGAAAATAATGCCGAAGCCGGCAAACCGGCAACAGCAGGAGACAGAGGCGCGGCAACGGCAGGAGACAGAGGCGCGGCAACGGCAGGAGACAGTGGCGCGGCAACGGCAGGAGACAGAGGCGCGGCAACGGCAGGAGACAGAGGCGCGGCAACAGCAGGATACAGAGGCGCAGCAACGGCAGGATACAGTGGCGCGGCAACGGCAGGATACAGTGGCGCGGCAACAGCAGGATACAGTGGCGCGGCAACGGCAGGAGACAGAGGCGCGGCAACGGCAGGAAACTATGGCGCGGCAACGGCAGGAAACTATGGCGCGGCAACGGCAGGAGACAGAGGCGCGGCAACGGCAGGATACAGTGGCGTGGCAACGGCAGGAGACAGTGGCGCGGCAACGGCAGGAAACAGTGGCGCGGCAACGGCAGGAAACTATGGCGCGGCAACGGCAGGATACAGTGGCGTGGCAACGGCAGGATACAGTGGCGCGGCAACTTCCAGAGGTAAATCAACTTCTGGCAAAAATGGTTTATCAGTCGCACGCGGAAACAATGCTATGGTTCGTGGGGGATTGGGGGCGATTCTTGTTATAGCAGAGGAAAAATCAGACAGTTATGATATTCAGGATTGGAGAGCCGTCATCGTCGATGGAAAGGATGTTAAAGCAGATACATGGTATCGCCTTGAAAACGGAGAGCTGATTGAATGTAATGAGAGTTAAAACATAATCCTCAATTATCCAATAGTTGAGAGGGACAAGGGTTAGCACAACAAGACACACAATAAAAAGTGAAGGAAACATTTATCATAAAGTCAGTTTGGAAAAGCGTATTTGACGACTTGTCAGACAAGCAGGCGGGAGTATTGATCAAGGCCGTGTTTGAATACATAGCTACGGGAGAAAAACCAGCAGAACTTCAAGACTTGGAAGTCAGAATGGCTTTTAAATTTATGGCGCTTGACCTCGACGCTTTCAAAGAAAAGTACGAAGACAAGTGCGCTATAAATAGGGATAACGGTATGAAAGGCGCTGTTTTTGGGAAACTTGGCGGAAGACCCCGCAAGTCAGAGAAAACCCCCAAAAACCCCGAACGGGGTTATGAAAACCCCGAAAACCCCGAACGCCCCCTTACTGATACTGATAATGATTATAAAGAAAGTAATACTTCTAACGAAGTATCACTAAAGAAAGTCGGCGACAATTCGTCGCCTGAGTCCCCCGCATTAGAAATTTCCGATAACCAGACATCGGCCTTAAACGACAAAAAAAACTCTGCACACAACACCCCACCCCCTACCCCCTCCCCGGAGGCGGATGGGCAAGGCGTGCCACCGGGCGCGGACCCTCAGTCCGGCATAGCGGCGCACATCGCAGAGCAATTCGGAGAGTTTTGGGATATGTACGGAAAGAAAACGTCCCCCAAGAACAAATGCCTGCTGAAGTGGAAGAGGCTGTCAGTGGCAGACAGAGAAGCCATATTCCGCACTTTGCCGCAATACGTGGCTAACACGCCGGACAAGCGTTACCGCAAAGACCCAGCTACATACCTCAATCAGCGGGTATGGGAATTCGAGGAACTCCCCGACTGCCGACACACCGCAGATGTAAAACCTACAAAAACAAGCGAAAACAATGAATTCAGACGTTCAGACAGAAAGATATTCGGCTGATGCGTTTTCCGACATCCGCCTTGAAGAGAACATCCTCGGCGCAATTCTGGTATCGAAAAAAGTATCCGATGCCGCTTGTGAACTACTCACCCCGGAGATGTTTTCTGACTCAGCGACGCGATTGATATTCAGCGCAGCGCAAACCCTCGTAAAACGCGGCATAGAACCCGATATGCTCAATGTGAGCAGGGAGGCGGAGAAATCAGACGCAACGGGAGGATTGTTCGAAAAAATCATGCACATGGCAACCGGTGTGGTTTCAACCGCCGTATGGGAGGACTGGGCGCTCGCCCTTCAGTCGCTGTATTTCAAGCGCCGGCTGTACATCGCCCTGACGGAGGAAACGGGACGGCTTAAAGCTATCGACCGCGATGTTTTCGAGAGTATCGAAACGATTTCGAAGCTACTTGACGATACCGAACAGCAGGCGTTGCGCAATGCACAGGGGAAAGAGCTTCCCGAAATACTCAACGACGTGGAAGAACGGATACTGCGCCGTATGGACTGCAAGGCTAAAGGCATCATGCCGGGCATCAATACCGGGCTGAACGGCTTGAACAATGGTTTGTACGGCTGGCAGCCATCTACGCTCAACATCCTCGCTGCCCGTCCGTCCATGGGCAAAACGGCACTGATGCTGCACTTCGCCAAGACCGCAGCCATATACGGCTCTCCGGCGCTTATATTTTCGCTTGAAATGAGCGGTGCATCGCTTGCACAAAGGCTTGTACTCTCCGAGTGCGAAGTGTCGCCAGACGACGTGAAAAGCGGCTCGTTAACACAAAAGCAATTCGAAGAGTTTTCCACAGCGAGAAAACGCGTCGAGGCTTTGCCTATTTCCATCGTGGAACGTTCCGGCATGGAAATAGACGATTTGTGCCGCTTGGCGCGAAATAAATACCGGCAGAAGAAATGCGGGATAGTGTTTGTCGATTACCTGCAGTTGGTTACGGTGAGCCGCACGAAAAATCGCATAGGGAACCGCGAACAGGAGGTGGCGTATATCTCCCGCAGGCTGAAGGGGCTGGCTAAAGATTTGGCTATTCCGGTTGTGGCGTTGGCGCAGCTCTCGCGAAGTGTGGAAAGTCGCAGCGACAAACGTCCTGTGATGTCCGACTTGCGCGAGTCCGGCGCTATCGAGCAGGATGCCGATACGGTGATATTCGTTTACCGGGGCGAGTACTACGACGACGAAAAGTCTCTGCCCGGACAGGGTGAGTTGTTGACAGAAAAAAACAGGGAGGGGGAATGTGGAAAAACGATGTTCTCATACAATCCGTCGATGACGAAGATACGCAACGTTCACGGTATCCCGTTGTCGGGGATGCCAAAGGACGAGGATGTGAAAGATGTTTTACCGGAAGACTGCCCTTTTTAAAAGTTAAGATTAGTATGAACCCTGAAACATTTGGAAATATAACGCTGTACAACGCCGATTGCATGGACGTGATGCGCGAGATGCCGGATAAAGCGTTCGACCTGGCCATCGTGGACCCGCCGAGAGTGCCTCTCGCGCTCAGATGCAAGCGCAATGCACCTATTTCAAGTATTATATCCAGCCTTACGGAACAGACAAAAAGGGCAAGCCGAAGTACCACACCTACCGCCGGAGGGAAATCCTCTCGTTCGTCAAGGAACACGCCGCCGATGTCCTCCGTCCGGTGTTCGACTGGTCGGGACAACAGGTTATAGATTACATCCTATATCAAGGATTGGAGCCGAACCCGCTTTACCGGATGGGTTACAAGCGAGTAGGTTGTTATCCCTGCATCATGGCTTCGCAAAGGGACATCCTGAACATCGCCCGCCAAGACCCGGAAAGGATAGACTACATCGCCCGGAAGGAGGTCGAACTACATTCCTCGTTCTTCGGGCCGGACAAGATACCGTCCGGATTTTACAAGGGAGATTATCCGGTACTGGCCGATGTGGTGAAGTACGTACAGGGAAAGAACGCCACAGGGGATTTGTTCGACGATGATTCGGGCACTTCCTGTATGAGTTTTTACGGATTGTGTGAATAATAACCGCCTTCGGGCATAAATGATAAATGAAATGAAAAGCGAGAAAGCAAAAGAATACTTAAAAGATATTACGCTTGACAGGGCTAATGTGGAGGTATGTTTGAACAAAAACATGGGGCGCATAAACGGATCGATACATCAAGATATATTGAATATCGTTAAAATAACCGAGGACGAAATGCGGCAAAGGGCTATAGACGCATTCTGTGCGGCGACATGTCGATGTCGCATTGTAGATAGGTGTACCTGTCATCCCGATTATATATGTGGCGACTTAGCAAAATTTCTAAAAAAATACGATAACTAACAATTAATTACCATGTACACAATTGAACGCACAGACGAAGAAATCGAAGACCTCCTGGATAAGGTGGTAGATTCCTTTAACAACGGGACGAATTTCCCCGGAATGAGCTACGAACAAGGCATAATGTATGCCATTCAATGGCTTACCGGACAGTCGGACGATAATCCTTTGAGTGAATAATAACCGCTGAAAAGCATAAAACAATAAAACCATGAAAGAAATTACCAAAGAACAGCTTGCACAAGAATTGAACGGGATCGGGTATTGCTTACTTCCCCCTAAAGAGATTGAAAAAAAGGCCAAACAGAATAACCAAGTAATCATTCTTGGAAATGGGGACGACGAAACCTTATCTATTTGCGGTACAATAGACGAGATAGAACTGTGTTATTTGGGAATAATGGACAATTCCTTTCACTTTCCCGGAGACGGGGATATTGCCCTTATCCTTCCCGGAGAAGAGTTTGAAGCGGACGGGGAAAACTTCAAAGCAAAAAGTCCCCTGTTTGTCCCGGTGGAAGAAGAAGTAAATCAACCCGATAAAAACCGAATTGTAAAGGTGAAATGGCTTACCGGTGCGGAGACCGGATGTTCCTTTTTTACCAATATGCCACACAGCAAGTTTGACATCGTAGATATAGATACTGATGAACCCTGCGGTTTCGGCATTGTTATCGACCTCGACGAAATTCAATAACCCCATCCTCCCCTTCGGGGGAGGGATTTAAAACGAGAAAGACATGGAAACATTTACCAATCGCCTTAAAAGCGGTGATTTGAAAATAATTTCCCGCATCAAATTGATAAAGAAGCAATACAGAAAGACATTCAGTGTGTCGCCATCTGGTTGCATGACATTTTCGCGTAAAGACCAAACAGTAATGGACATTCAGCCGGATAACGGTGTGGAACTTGCGAACGGCACGGCAAACGGCAAAAGCGGCGTTTTCATGTTGATTCCGAAACAAAAACCGGACGACAAAACCCGGTTCGATTTTTACAAGTTGAAAAACGGGGCTTTGGTACTGAACCTTAAACGGCTTTTAGAGGAATGGGGATTTCCTCCAAAAAATGGGAACATAGCAATAAGGGTTGAACACGTCGAAAAGAATGTATATACCTTCAGGGTACAAATCCGGCAAAATACTAAAAAACAAAGGAAATAATAGTAGAAATGTTATAAAAATAAGAAAGAAATGGAAACGATAAAAGAAGCGGCTACTATAAACGCTTGGGGTAGCTTGACAATCCTATCGGCAAATGCTGTTAAAAATGCAAAATACAAAGGGTTTATAGACGGCGTTGCCTGGGCTGAACGCTGGATTCCGGTTGAGGAGGAATTACCGGATAATCAAGATATTGTTCTTGTAAAGACGGACAAAGGCTGTGTATCAACAGCGTATCTACATGGGAAAGAATCTGGATTCATTTGTTATGGAGACCATGGTTATAGCGATTTTGGTAAAATAACTTATTGGAGGCCTATAAATCATGAATAAACATTTAAAACTGAATTAAAATGAAGACATATAAAATTGGAATTGTAAAAATGATGATGTACCCGAACGGTTTTCCTAAAGGGTTTGTACTCAAACGCGAACCTACCATCCGTGAAACCATGTATATACTTCAAAATATACTTGGTTTTGCTAATGAGAATTACAAAGAATGGTTCGATGATAAAATCGAGAGGCAAAACTACCTCAAACAATGCCAATTTATTCTTACAGAATATCTAAAAGGTGAATGCGATTATTCAGTGTTATGCAACGAAACACAGTGTTATGACTATGATGATATAGGATTTATATTGGCTACTGCATTTCCATTAGCATCATATCTTCAAAAGAAAGGAATAATATAAGATTGTTAATAATTATATAACCAACAATGGCATACGTAGCAGTTGACAAAGACGGAAGCGAATGGGTTCATGATAATAAGCCAGAAAAAGCCACATATGAGGGTTTTTGGGTTAATTGGGGAGAATCGGTCAAACTCCCCAAAGGCTCGATCGAAAAACTAATAGGTCGCACACTTACGTGGAATGATGAGCCAGTCGTACTAAAAAAGAAACATAAAAAAAACGATTCTACCGACTTTTTACAAGGTCAAAAACTTGAGGTAGAACGATTGTTAAACCTTGCAAAAGGACATCAATTAATGGAAAGCTCATTGCAAGGGAGGCTTAGTGAAATTGAACAAAAACTTAAAGAAAAAATAGATATGGCAGTAGAGCAACTTTATTTCAGATATGAGGATAGTGAATATTGCTTTCCTCTTGAATACTTCCTTGCTGATGCGCAAGCTGACGGACTTACGGAAATAACCCTAATAAAGGCTATACCGGATTCAGATAACAAAAATTTCATTTGGTGTAACTATATAGGTGAATGTGGGGAGAGGTCGGAATGTTGTAAAGCCAGATGTAAATACTATCAAACTCGTGGAAATGCTAAAGGTGGTATGTGCAAGTATAGAGGATGGATATTCCAACATGGAGAAAAAGAAACATTCAAACTTAAAAAAGAATAGAATGAAAACTAAACTATTAAAAAAATTACGTAGAGAAGGGCGAAATCAAATACATATATATAGAATAAGAAGAAATGAATTTGGAACTATAACAGGAATGGGGTATGGATATAATTCAGAGGAATATGGAGGATTATTTTCTTATGGAGATACCCCAGATGAAGTCCGTGATAAAGCTATGAGAATATATATCACTAAGCGTATTGCAGAACTAAAAGAAAAAAGATGAAAAAAATAATGTTTAATGACCGCTACGGCGCCGCCGCGGTGTCGCTAATCGAAAGTTTGATACGAGAAAGGAGGCAACGAAAATGATATACGGATACTTGCGTGTTTCGTCCGACGAACAGGACGTGAACAGCCAGAAGCAGGGCGTTGACGGTTTCGCCGCGGATAAGGGGTGGCGCATCGACGAGTACATCACGGACGAGGGCGTGTCGGGAGGCAAGGACCCCGACCGGCGTAACCTGGGGCCGCTGCTGAAGAAGCTGAAGGATGGCGACGTGGTGATCTCTTCGGAGATCAGCCGCCTGGGGCGAGACCTGTACATGGTGATGGACATCCTGCACTTCTGCATGGAGCGGGGCGTTATCATCCACACGGTAAAAGACCGCTTCACACTGGGCGACGACGTGCAGAGTAAGGTGCTTGCCTTCGCCTTCGGTCTCTCGGCGGAGATCGAGCGGCAGATGATCCGTCAGCGGACGAAAGAGGGTTTGCGGCTGCGCATGAAGATGGGCGTGCTGGTGGGTCGCCCGCTCGGAACGAAATTGGAACCCAAAGTAGACGAACAGACCCGGGCGCGTATCATCGAACAGTACAAATGGGGCGTTCCGCTGCGCAGACTGGCGGAGAACTTCCACGTCGACAGGAATACGGTCGATCGGTGGCTGACCCGTTGGAAGGTCAAAAGCGGGCGCAACTTCGCGAAGGAGGATGCGCGCCGGCGGGCGAAAGAAATAGCGCACAGAAAAACGCTGTACAAGGATTCGGATGAAGAGTATGCGGTCGTAGAACTCCCGCGCGAGGTGATAACAGGATTGATTCTACAGGATCTCACGATTCCCCAAATACATGAACATCTGCCGAAATACACCTACGAGCAAATCTACGATACGATCCTTTGCGACGGGGAGTTTAACGCCCTGTACCGGCAGCACGGGCAGATGAAAGTAAGAAACCAAAATAAATACAGATATAGAGAGAAATGAACAGAACAATCAAATTTCGCGGTAAACGAATAGACAACGGCCAATGGGTATATGGTTTCCTGGCGGACAGTTACTACATCAACGACGTTAATTCGGTGGATTTATCTTCGATAGAGATAGACCCGGAAACCGTCGGCCAGTTCACTGGCTTGCTTGACAGGAATGGGAATGAGATTTACGAAGGGGATATTATGCAAGTCAATTATATAATGGCGACAGGAAGACATTTCATAGGACTCAGTTATGAGGTTAGATGGTGTATTCAGGACGGTAGTTGGACTGCGTGGAACGGCTGCTCGGACTTCGCTTTGCCGAAGCCACGCCAGATTCTTATTAAGGGCAACATCCACGACAACCCTGAACTACTAAACTCGAAACAGTGAATAATATGTAAAAACTGAGATATGACGGACATTTACATAGGCATAGACCCCGGAACGCATACAGGAATAGCCGTATGGTCAAGTAAAGAAAGAAAACTGCTCAGCGTCGAAACGAAAGGCATGTACGAAGCCACCGAAGATATACTCTTCATTGCCGAACGCTATGGACCAAACAACATCTTAGTCAGATTCGAGGATGCGCGTAAAAGAAACTGGTTCGGTAATTCCGGTAGGGAGCAATTACAAGGAGCGGGAAGTATTAAGCGCGATTGCTCCCTGTGGGAAGAGTTCCTTACAGCAAAGAACATTCCCTTTGCCGCTGTCGCTCCAAAAGCCAATCGTACCAAAATGAAGCCGGAGGCTTTCGCAAAATATACAGGATGGGCAAAACGCACCTCGGAACACGCTCGCGATGCGGCAATGCTCGTGTTTGGGTTGTGAGTTAACGTGTTACCTATAAGGGTCTTCAGATATTGCTTTAACCGAAATATCAGATATGTCATGAGGCTTTTGCCTATTTTCTGATTTCTCGGAAAAAAACATATATAAATCACTACCGATTATGTAGCCGATAAACACATCTATCGTGTAATTAGAAGACCCACTTTCTACCGCCTTCGCCTGTCCTATCGATATGCCGCCGAGTTTCGCCAACTTGTAAAGGCTAACCCCCCGGCTTTCCCTAAATGCTTTCAATCGTTCTCCGATTACTTCCCTGTGACCTGTTCTTTCTGTCATTGTTTATTGCCCGTCATGCCGATAGCCAAGCGTTAAAAGATTAATAAACTAATGCGGCTTCTATTTGGTCTGAGTAAGGGCGTCCCATTTCATTACGGACATTTTCTGTAGATAATTCAATCGTTAGACCCTCAAGCGAGATGTCATTTTCTTCAGCCAATTCACGTACCCTGTCTTCGCTTTCAGCGATTGCATGATACAGTATCGTGTCGCCGCGTTCGCTGTCATAAATGTTGTATGAGTTAACTTTTTTCATGGTTTTAATAATTTTAATTGTTTGTATCTTTTTAACACAACAAATATAGTATAAATATTTATATCATACAAATATTTATAGTTAAAAAAAATAAATTACAAAAAAAAGAATGGGACTTCAGTCCTCGTGCATGTACCTGTCAGTCACATCAAGCCCGGATGAGTGCGTAAGACAGCGTGATATGTCATATAATATGACCGAAGTGGCAATAATTGGGTTATTGTTTACTTATTGTTTACGAACCGTCATTCATCCTCTTTACAATTAATTAATTATCATCTAATTACCAAGAAACAACACTATTACTCATAAAATCAGGGAGTCCTTGGTTCAAGCCCAAGTGGGAC